CTAAATATCCTTTGGTCCTGGGCTCTTTTTATAGCGCTCTAGGGTTTTTATAAAATGCATCTGTAGAGATTGAACGCTCAATGGATCTGCATCTTCTTTAACTTCTACCTGTATCCGTCCGTCGCTGTAAGTTATAACCCGCTCAACGGCAGGGCTGCTCATGAACTTATCAACTATGGACTCCATGGCTTTTTCTGATAGTCCTGAACCATTTAGCATGAGTTCAGATTTAAATGGTTTGATGGATGACGTGGTAGAGCCTTGGATTCTTCTGATCTCATGTCTCAAGCTTTTGAGTTCTTCAATTATATATTCTTGCCCTGATACTTCTTTCTTGTCGATTTTCGCAACTTGAAATTCTCCAAAATGCTTAAGAAAAGTAGTGTACTCTCCATTTCGCTTTGAGGCCTCTAGCGTGGCCTTTATCTTTAAAGATAGTTTGTCTTTGAACTCAACTATCTTTTGGAATCGTAAGTCTCTAGGATATTCAATATGTTCGATTGCGGATGTGTCGAAACTGTAGGAAGTTTGGTCATCCTTCACAATAATGGTTGGCTTGTCGAAAGCTAGCCTCATTCCGAGTTCGAACATTACATTCGGATTCTTGCCGCTTACATCACAAACCACAATCGGGTTGTCGTATAGATTTTGTATTATTCTTTTTTGGATAACGCCTACATCGTCGGCGTCGCTTACAAGGTTCGGAGTAAATCCCGACTGTTCAATAGCGTCGAAGATTATTTCGCGTATTTCTAACCAGTGAACCTCCGAGCAACCGTCTATGGCCGAAATTGGCATTACTACGCCACAAACTTCCTTTTGTGCATCGGTCATACTTTTTCCTTATTCCGGTAATTTGCCTTGCTTTGCGGGTACCATCGCCTAGCCACTTCCATCGTTATAGCGATCCCACATTTTGATTTGGCAATTTTGAGTCTGCTTCTTCGTAGCTTGGTGAAACTTGACCTTTGACCGGATCAATTTCGCCTTTCCATAACCACAGCTCGTATTGAGGAAATGCTTTTAGCAGCTCTTCCATATCCTCGATCCGAGTCTTGACCTTCATGTCTGTGGCTACGGTCTGCCATCGCCGCCGATTCTTGATCGCCGAAGCTTGGGCGAGACGTGCCGGGCCGATGTATCGGACAAGCGTTCTTAAACGCTCTTCTATCATTCCAAAATGCTCTAAAAAATACTGACGAAATATTTGTGTGACGAAATATTCGTCTGTATTATTTCGGTCAGTGACGAATTATTCGTCAATATGTTGATGCGTTATTGCATGAATTGCCACGAATAGTGACGGAACGAGCATGGAACTGGAAGAGCTAGAACCTTCAAAGCTGATCGCCCCACAGCAGGACGTGGAAACCGTCGAAGCCTGGGCGGAACGCAACGGCCTGACGTGCTCCATGGCCCGCGCCTGGGTCTACCGGGGCGTACTCCCCACCGTAAAGCTCGGCAAGCGCCGCATGATTAACAGTGCATTGCTGCGTAGCTGGCTGCTGGAACAGGAGTGGACCGCATGATCCGCGCCGTCTATGGAAAGCCAGGGGAGGGGATGACCTATGCAGAAGCCGACCAGCTATCAACGCCTTCCGCACGCCCAGGATTGCGGCTGCTCTGTCTGCTGGTCCAGACGCGAAATGGCGAAACCCGCTCCCTGCCAGTCCACACCATGCGCCCAATGCCGCCCCGCGTATGCGCGGCCGATTCGCACGCTGCAAATGGGCTGCGTCGGTGGAATCTGGAAGCCTCTGCTCTCGGATTGGAAAGTGGAACCGGCCTATATATGCGCGAAACACGCGCCACCCGACCGACCCGCGAAGTGGTGGAGCGTTGCCTACCAAGATTCAACATCGGCGCCGAGCGAGCAATTCCCGTTCTAGCCGAAATCCCGACCGAAGCTGAACAGGTCCAGGGCCGCGCTCCCGGCTCGTCGGATCACGCTTCACCGATCCGGCGAACGGAAGCACGGGCGGAGCGCACCCTTGACCCTGCACGAACCGAAACAGCCTCCGCTCGTGAGTGCGGGAGCGCTTTTCCTCCCGCGCTCCCGAGCCCTCGGCGGCAAGAGTGGGATGACAAGGGCAAAGCCCTTGGTGTTTAGAGCGTGAGGTTTATTAATTAATTTTGTTTTGAGCGTGGAGTGTAAGTGTCGATTCGTCGCTATTCATGCCAATAAACCACGCAACTTGATAATTCCTTGAGTATGAAAAAATACCGTTTCAAGCGCGTATAACTAGAGCTACGAATTAACCCGCAAGCCAAGTAACAAGCCGGTCGCAGTGAAATTACTTTTTCACTCGCTCGGGATCGCTCGGCCTGCAGAAAGCAAAGCAGCGCAATAAAGCGCAACTAGAGAGAGGAAACACAAATGGCACGTTCGACTATGGAAGTTGCATTTCTCGGCACTCAACGCTTCGACGGTGAAGCGGGCCAGAAGTACATCAAGGTCTTCTACGGCGATGAGCCGGACGGCAAGACCGAACACGGCCTGTCGATCATCGGCATGGCAGCAGCGGACGAAGTAGCCGACGAGATCTTCGCAGCCGGCGCCAAGTTCGAGCCGCTGCAACTGGTGCGCATCCACTTCGAGATTGCCCGTGGTGGCCAGAACAAGGGCAAGAATCTGGCGCTCCAGCTCGAAGCCGTCCAGACCCGCGCCGCTGCCGAAACCCCGCGCACCCCAGCTCAACCCCAGGCCAAAGCCGGCGACCCGGCCAAGGCCAACTAACCGGGAGGGGCGGCCATGCTGATCGATGACCGGGTGTACTGCGACTGCTGCGGCAACGACATGGGCAAGCTCATGGCGCTGCCCGCGCCGCAAAGCGACCTGCTGCCTGACCTCAGCCTGCCGCCTCATTTCGCCGTCTGCCCCGACTGCGAACCCTCCGAACAAATCGCCGACCTCGAGCAGGCCGGCGAATGAATTTCCTCGCCTGTGACGGTGACTGGCTGCAAGGCGCCGATGGTTCGCCCATCTGCTCCGGCTCGCTGGTCGCCCTCACGGTCGAGGAAATGCAAAGCCTCTACGGCTCTGCACTGACCTGGGACCAAGTCTCCGAGCTGCAAGGCGAAGCGATTGTTCTGTTCGCCACCGTGTTCGGCTTCCTGGTCCTGAAAAAAGCCCTGAAACAGTGAGGTATCAACCATGCAACTGAACAAGCACTTCATCAAGAAAATCGGCCTCGGCGCTGCCGTTGCCCTCTCGGCTGCTGCCGGCTCCGTCTACGCGGCAGTCCCGGCTGAAGCCACCACCGCGCTCGATACCGCTGGCACCGACGTCGGCACCATTGGCTGGGCGGTGTTCGCCGTGATCATCGCCGCGATGGCGTTCAAGTACATGCGCCGCGCCCTGTAACCGGGAACCGCGCACTGCATGTGCCGAAGCAAACAAACCCCGCTCCGGCGGGGTTTTCTCTTCCAGGGAAACGCCAATGAGCTACGAACTGTACGTCCTGATCCTCACCACCCTGGCGTTTTATCTCGTGTTTTTTGGGCGGGTGTAGATATGGCCAGGTTTGTATTCGCGGTATTGGCGTCCTTGCTTTGGCATTCGACTGCGAATGCCGCAATAACCTGGAGCAACGAAGAAGCCAAGTTGTTCGGCTATACCTCCGTGCCTTCGATATGTCGTGCGGCTGAACCGTTCATCACTGGTGCATCCGGTAAGCCGTCTTTTTACTCATTTCACGAAATGCGCACCTCTGATGCCCGCTGTAAGTTTGTTGACGCGAACGGTTCGGGCTCAGGTGAGCTTTACGTGAAAAAGAATGGCACCGAGTGCGACCCCGGCCAGACTTATGATCCTAGTATCGGTCAATGTGCCGCCCCACCGAGCGCATGTGAAGCCACCATCGGCCAGGTCGTCACCCACGAACACAAGATGAAGGAAGCGGTAGGCCAGCCGGTGATCGAGCCGCCTGGATCGGTTTGCGCCAATAGCTGCCAGTACGCCTTCGGCTTCACGCCGGCCAGCAACGTTTACGTCTACAGCAGCGGCAATCCGCCCGGCGTGTTCGGTGTGTACAGCTACACCGGCAACGGCATCGAGTGCAACGAAGACACCCGCAAGCAACCGGGCAACCCCGGCCAGCAGACCGATCCCAACGAAACCCCGACGCCTGACCCCGATAACCAATGCCCGTCCGGCTACGTCTGGAACGGCACCTTCTGCAGCAAGGAACCGCCCCCGCCATGTGATCCCGAAGTCGAGGTAGGCGGCTGCGACGACACCGAGAACCCTGATCCCAACGAGCCCGGCGATGGAGACGAAGACGGAGACGGCGAAGGTGACGGTGAAGGTAACGGCGAGGGAGATGGTGAAGGCGATGGCGATGGCGAAGGTGACGGCGAAGGTGATGGTGATGGTGAAGGCGAAGGCGAAGGCGAAGGCGAGGCCGAATGCGATCCCGCCAAGGACCCAAACAAGTGCGGTAAGCCCAGCGTAGAAGGCGAAGCCTGTGACGCTGAGGTGAAGTGCACGGGCGATGCCGTCCAGTGCGCCATCCTCCGCCAGCAAAAGGAACTGCGCTGCCACGTCGAAGAACAGGCCGACTTCGAAAAGCACAAACCGGCTATCGAATCCGCCGTCCAGGGCGACAAGTTCAAGCTTGAGGAAGGCGCCGAAATCCAGCTGCCGTCCTTCATCAATCAGGGCACCCGCTTTTTGCCTGCCGCTTGCCCCAGCGCCGAAACCTTCAGCCTGCGCACCGCTGGCGGGCGCTCCTTCCAGCTCAGTTACGAGCCTCTTTGCCGCGCCGCCAGTGACCTGAGCGGCCTGTTCGTGGCCGTGGCTACCGTCCTGGCTGCCCTGTACGTGGGCCGCTCCGTAGGAGGTCAGTAATGCAGTTTCTATTCATCGTGCAGATGCTCGTCATCATCCTCGGCCCGCTGGTGAAGATGGTGCTGAAAATGATCGGGCTCGGCTTCGTCTCCTATATCGGCTTCAACATGATCATCGGCCAAGCCCAGGACTATCTGTTCGGCCTAATGGGCGATGTGGGTCCGGTGATCCAGGGGATTCTCGGCCTGGCCAAGTTCGATGTGGTGGTGAACCTGTATTTCGCCGCCATCTCGACGCGCTTCATGCTTGCCGGGATCGACAAGGCCACCGACCGCCGTCGCAATCAGGTCTGGCACAAGCCGGGCGGCACCTCCATCGAAGCCTAAGGAGGCGCCGTCATGCTCGTTATCCGCACCGGCAAGCCCGGCCACGGCAAGACCCTGAACACCATCCGCGAAGTCGATCAGAAGGCCCATGCCGAAGGCCGTGTCGTCTACTTCCATAACATCAACGGCCTCAAGCCCGATCAGCTGCAAGCGCAGTGGTTCGAGTTTGAAGATCCCGAGAAGTGGTTCGAGCTGCCCAATGATTCGATCATCGTGGTGGACGAAGCACAGGGCTGGTTCGGCGCGCGCGATCCACGGGCGCGACCGCCGGAGCACATCACCCGCTTCGAGACCATGCGCCACCAGGGCCACGAAGTACACCTCGTCACTCAGGACCCGCGCTATCTGGATGTGCATCTGCGGCGGCTATGCAACACGCACATCCACTATTGGCGCGTCTTTAAGTCCGCCCAGCTGCTGCGCTTCGAGTCGGAAGTGGTGGTGGAAAAGGTTGAGCTGAAAACCAGCTTCAAGGATGCCGACAAGAAGTCGCTGCGCCTGGATAAGCGCTACTTCGGCGCCTACACCAGCACCAACGCCAAGCACCACTTCCAGGCCAAGATACCGACCAAATTCATCCTGGCCATCTGCGTATTGATCGGCGCGGGGATCCTCGTGTATCGCGCCTACGAGCGCTACGACACCGAGAAAACCAAGCTGGAAGTCACCAGCAGCGCGCCGGCCGGGAGCATGGTCGATCAAGTGCGCGATACGGTCGGCGCCTTCATCCGGCCCAGCGCGTCCGAAGCGGAACAGGCCGCACCGCTCACCGTCGAGCAGTACCTGGGCAAGCGTGTCCCCAGGGTGCAGGACCTGCCGGCATCGGCGCCGGTGTATGACGGTCTGACCGAGCCGCAAACCTTCCCCAAACCCGTGTGCATCGCCACCACCGACCGCGAGCTGATCGCCCGCAATTACAAGCGCATGCAGGTCGGTGACAGCGACGAAGGGCTGACGGGGTGTAGATGTAACACCCAGCAAGGCACGCGCCTGGATGTGTCGTTCGGCTTCTGCATGTCGGTCGTGCAGAACGGCTACTTCGACGACACCAAGCCCGACCCAGAACCGCCACAAGCGCCGATGCACGCCGACAGTCCGCCTCCGGCACTTGAACAGGCGGTTGCCAGCGGCCTGCAGTCAGCCCCTAAAGGCTCGTCGGTGGTCGTGGTGCCTTATGAGAAGGGGAAATTCCTGTGGTGACCGTCAGCGCGCGTGCGCTCCGCGCTCTTTGCACGCGCGGCGAGGCACGAGCCGGCGTGCAAACGCGCGCGCTGACGTTCCTGTAACACGTCAGATAAACCCAACTGAACAGTGTCAATTCGTTGCAATTTGGAGCAGAAGAAGATGAGCGTTAAAGACCAAATTCGTGTTGATCAGAACTTTCAGGAAACCCCAACCGGGCGACTGTTCTTCGATAGCCATTCGGCCAAGCTGACTGACCTGTCAGGCGTTCGCTTGCTGCGTTGCGGCGTCGATACGGTCCGCCAGCTGTACCGCGGGTTGATCCGTCCAGAAATCATGGCGCTGTTCGAGAAACCGGGCGTCATGGTCGAGTTTGCCGGGGAGTTCTGGCACGCCGGACGGGTAGGGCGGGACTCGGGGTACCAGTACAAGCTGCAGAACGCCGACCTCGGCTTCATCCTGCTCATCAAGAACTTCAACGCCAAGCTCGAGAACATCGGCCCGCATCTGAAAATCGAAGTGTCACCGCATGCCATCGACGCGCTGTCGCCTGAGCGTCTTCAAGAGCGGATGGACTACTACGCCGCAGCCGTGATGACACACCGCGAACGCAACCAATGCGCTGTTCATCTGGCTTTGGATCTCCAGGGCTGGAAGCCACCGGTGGATCTGGTGGCACGCCTGCACTGTCGCGCGCGGACGCACCGGGATATCTCGGGTATCAATGAAATCAACTGGGCGACCAAGTCCAGCGTCTACGGTCGTGGCGAAACATCCATGTTCGGTTCTGCTGGTGGCGTGCAGCTCTGCATCTACAACAAAACCGAACAGGCCCGCGCGACCGATAAGCTCGACTTCTGGGAAAGCGTCTGGCGTCGCCGGGATTCGTTCGATTCGACCGACCCTGATAACTACGATCCTGAGGCGGACGTGTGGCGGGTCGAGCTGCGCTACCACCATTCGGTCATCCAGCAGTTCGCCAGCGGGTCGATCAGTGCCAAGACCGGTGAGGCCATTGAAACGGATTCGTTTGCGGCGTTCTCTGCCCACTTGGACGGCCTGTGGCGCTACGGTCTGTGCCAGTTCAAATTGCTGCATCGCCCTGGACAGTACGAGCCGATCTGGACGCTGATGCGTGATGACGTGCGGGTAGATGTACCTGTTGATTCGCTGGTAGATGAAACCGAGTACAAGCGCTATTACAAGACCTCGCGTGGCTTCTCGGGCAAGAACGTCGAGCTATTCCTGGGAAACTTCGTAAGCCTGCTGGCACGGGAGCGAGTGGGCGCTAAAACCGCATTTGATCGACTGAAGGAATGGGAATGCTGGCCGGTCATTCGTGACCACTACGCCGCCAAGGACATGAGCGAGCGTGATCTGTACAAGCACATCAAGACGTTGCTTCAGGAGCGTCACGTTCGGTGGGGTAGAGCGGTCTGATGGCGATCCAGCAGCTCTCTGACGGTCGCTGGCGGGTCGATGTTGAGCCGGTCAAGGGCAAGCGGTTTCGCAAGACGCTGAAGACCAAGGCCGAGGCAATGCGCTTCGAGGCGACCTGTCGAGCCAAGTGCAGCGAATCGAACGATTGGGCACCGCGGCCAAAGGATAAACGCAGGCTGTCAGAGCTGGTCGAGCTGTGGTTCGATCTCCACGGCGTCTCGCTCTCCGATGGCGTTCGACGTGTGGCGATCCTGCGGGCGTGTGCAAAGACGATGGGCGATCCGATAGCTCGTATGGTCGATGGCGCGAAGATCGCCGCCACACGCGCGCGTTGGATGTCAGCAGGCGTCACCGGCAAGACGGCGAACAATCGCCTTGGCTACCTGAAAGCGGTTTACAACGAGCTGCATAAACTCGACGTAATCGACTATCCCTGTCCGTTCACCCGTATTCGCCCGGTTCGGCTGCAAGAGCGGCCCTTGGCCTACCTGACCAAGCCGCAGATATCCGAGCTGCTCGATGCACTCCAGGCGCGGACCACGTCTCCACATCCGGCGATGGTGGCGAGGATTTGCTTGGCGACCGGGGCGAGGTGGGGTGAGGCTCAAGCGCTTCGACCGGACCGGATTCGAGGCAATGCCCTGGTCTTCGCCAATACCAAGTCGAAGCGGGTGCGGATGGTCCCGGTAACGCCCGAGCTGGTGGCGGCGATCAAGAAGCACTGGCAAACCTACGGGCCGTTCACCAACTGCATTGGTGTGTTTCGGCTGGTCCTGCTCTCGACGACGATCAAGCCGCCACGTGGGCAAGCAAGTCACATCCTGCGCCACACGTTCGCAGCTCACTTCATCATGGGCGGTGGCCATATCGTGACGCTGAAAGAGATCCTGGGCCATGCGTCGCTGAACATGACGATGAGGTATGCCCACCTCGCGCCTGAGCATTTGAACGATGCGATCAGGTTAGGACCGTTGGCCGGCATCACGTTACCGCTCGCCTGCCAGTAA